AGTTGGGCAAGGATAGGTAATTGCATCTCGTTCATTAAATGCCTTAGAACAATTACAATACGCAAGAACGCTGTAATCGCCAGTTTCATTGTCCATAGGAATGTAAGGCTTATGCAATACCACTACTGCACGAACGGCATATTGAAACTTGTGATTAACTGAATCATAATCAAAATCATCTTCTATCTTTGCTAGCAATTCATCGTGTGTCATAGCCCTAAAGCATCCTGTATCTTTTTAAACTCAGTATCAAAGTCCTCTTTGACATAGCGCAAGAACTCATCTCTGTCACCGTTGCTTACCTCAGTAGAGTTAGCTTCCATATACTGTGCATCCCAGGCAACCTTGCCTGCTACTGGGTGCAGGTGTTCAATGATTACCTGATCGAAGTACCACAAGGTACCCAGTCTCTTGCCCAGTGACATCCAATAGTTATCCATAAACAGGTGCACCAACTTTGGTGGTGCCATATAGCCAACAGGTTTAATGATGTTGGTTGACATCATCACAGCTGTTGCTAACTTAACTCCTTGTAGTAGGTCGTTTCCATAGGCAAGACCATATCCCTTTTGCTCAATAGCACCTGATAGGTACTGATCCCAAGCAGGTGTCTGCACCAAGTGGTCATCACCAAGAAAGAAGATTGTCTTGTACTTATCTACATACTTATTAGCAACAAGGTTGAGTGTGCCATTCATACGAAGTCGTGGGTTAACCTCATAGGTCACGCCATCTAGGCGTGGGTATAGATCTGATTGGTCATCATCTATTGCAATAACAAAATCTGAAATGGTGCTGTGTTCTTTAAGTGCATTGATGCAACGCTCTGCACTATCTGGCCTGCTGCGTGTAGGTAGAATCACTAAGTTAGTGTTCACTGGTATAGCCCTCCTGAATCCCATCGTTGTTGTGTACGTATCTTGACATCGTTTATTTGACAAGCAGCATAGTTGGCATCTAGTGCTACCCAGTCCTTTCCATCTGCAGAGTTAGGACCAAAGCGGTTCTTTACTGCAGCTACCTTGAGTTGCTTAATCATTGGGTCATAGCCAAGTGTGAGCATTAAGCTCGGCAGCTGACTGACCTTACCGTGGATGGATCTGCGAGCAGGTGGATAGGTGCCGTCGCCATACTCAGTTGCTTCTGATACGTGGTGTAGCACCAGCACACAAGCCTGCGTGTTACGGGCTAGGTCGTGCAACTCCATCATAATTGCACGAAGCCCAGCCCATTCGTTGTCAGTTTCAGCTGCAACGTTCATTAAGTTATCAACAACTATTAGTTGTGGAGCGATACCGTATAACTCTTGGTACGCCTTGACTTCCAACTCGATGTCATCTAGTGATGGAGATGAATCAAATACCCACTGAATGTGCTTCATCTTTTCAAATGAATCATCATAGTAAGCACTCTTGACATTTAAGTTTTGCTCAACAGTTATCTGTCCGTGCCCTGAAATATGTGATGCTGCACGGATCATTACAGTTGTAACGTCTGTGTCAGCTGAGAAGAATAGAGTTGGCACACCTGCCTTGATCGCATAGACCAAAGCAAACATAGACTTACCAGCGTTAGGTGCGGCAGCAACCATAGTTAACTGACCACGACGGAACCTAACCTGTTTATTTTTAAGTGTGTCCCAAACATCAGGCAGAGGTGCAGCTTTGGTAGTAGCACCACCCCACGCCCTAGTTAGACTTAACACTTTTCTCTCTTCTCATTCTTCGTAACATCGCTCTACCTCGTGGTGTAGACCCACCCCAGATACCAGCTGCTTCGTGTTCTATCGCCCACTCTAAGCATTCAGTTTTATGGATGCAGGAACCACAGATAGATCGTGCAAGTTGTAATTCTTTTGTGACAGATGTTCCTTCTGGAAACCAGAAGTCTCCACCTACTTCAGCACACGCAGGCTCCTCGAAGTTCCAGGGAGCCTTCATAGATTATCGAATGAAGACAGGTTGGCATTGGTCAGGTGTGCCCTTTGGTGCTGGGCAGAACCATCCCTTCCAAGGACCTTTAGCTCCTTGTCCTTCTTTAAATACCATATGACCGTGCTTGCACACCTTGTCAGATGCAATCTGTTCTGCGCCTAATGATTGCTTTGCATATGCAACGTTAGCTGCTGGAGTTGGATTAGCACCAAGAGCTGCAGATGTAGCAGTGATAAGAGTTGATAGATCTGAAATAGATGTCAGCAAAGATTCTAAGTGTGCTTGATCCTTTGCATAAAGATTTACAAGTGTTCCATCAGGTAACTTGTAATTGATTTGTAACGCTGTATCTTGGCTCGCAGCCATTTACTTTCCTCCAGTTTGTTTGATGGTTAATCGTTGTGATTCCTTGCCCTCTTTGTATGGAATATCTATTCCGATATTTTCAAGGGCTTGTGTGTCTACAGTCTTGCGACCTGCGACAGTTGTCCAGTTAATGGATATGCCTGATTGTGTCACTCCTAGCAAACCAGCAAGTGATTCCTTCAATGAATCCTGCTGTGCTTCTAGTTCTTTGATTTGCGCCCCCAGTTGCAGATAAAGCAAAGCTGCCTTATCTGCATCTGGATCGGCTATTAAGTTGTCCTCTGCTCCACTACCATCTTTTTTTTTCAGTCCTACGCAACCTATATCCCCGGAGGCGTCGTAGTACTTGCAATAGAACTTACAATAGTTCTCTTCGCGTTCTGGTTCTGGAGCAGTAGTTGCTTCCTTTACAGCAGCCAACCAGTTCAGAGCTTCCTCTGCAATGGCTGGATCGTATGGTTCTGAGTGGACTTTGATGTCACGCTCATCCCCGTCCCGTGGTATGGCTACCAAATTTACTGTAGTGGGCTTCCCCTTCCCACTCTTTTCAAGTAGGTAACCATAAACCTGAACCTGCCAACGCTGTTGAGTGCTAGGAAAATAGCTAAGATTATTTTTCTTAACTGTCTTCCAGTCAACAACATCGCCAGTTTCAGGAATCCATAGATCAATATGGGCTTTCATATCACCATATTCGACTTCTTGTTCTACAAGATACTTCTTACCTTCTGGATCTGCCAAAGCAATAGCATTCTCAATAGCTGCGTGGATAGCAGTCCCCATAATGGCAGCAAGTTTCATTTCATTATCGTTGGTGGGATGTTGGTCGTGCAATCTGTAGTAAACCTTGCGACGACATCCACCTAGTTCTGATGGACCAATCTGTACTTGATTAGTTCTAGCACGTGAGTTTTCTTTAGCGTGTAGTATTTCTACTAGGAAGTCTTTCATTGTTTACCCTTTGCTATTAGACTTGCGTAGTTCATACCATTACAAAAACCTAAATAAAATTGATAATCTTCTGACGTTTTATCTTTGCAATATTTCAAATAAGGTTTGCGTGCTTCTTGAATATCTTCTTCAATTTCTTTACGCAAATCTGTTCCATCAATGCTCATACTCTAAACGCTCCAGCTTCTTCGGCATCTTCATAAATCTTATGTGCAAGTCTGCACGCCATCCAACCCATCTTGTGATAGTACTGTGCAGCGTATTCAACTGTCATATGAACGTGTTTTAATTCTGGAGCAATATATTCAGATGATTCATCTGTATCCATAAGAGTGCCTTTCTTGGTGGGGATATAACTTTACATCACTCTAGTGCTGGGCTGTCAACTCTATTTTCAGATTCTTTTTCTCCGAACAACCACTCAACAAGTTGTGGGTTGTCCTTGAGTACATCCACGATATGGAAACCTACGATGTCGCAGACTTCCTCTACATCAAAGCGTCTGCGTAATGCAAGTGCTGACTCTTCAATGATGGCGTGTGTTACCTCGTGCATCAGTACACGTACGAGCTTGTCTTCTTGCAACCGGTGTCTGATAGAGATGCGATTGTTGGCAGAGTCAGTCATACCGTAACTGTCTTCTTCGTTGTAGTTGTAATCAACCTTGTACTTCTGCCCGAAGATCTTGATGGAGTAGATGCGTGCCATAGGTCAATGGTAGCACGGGCGTGTACGGCGTGTCGTTCCGACACATTGATGGAAGGAAGTATAATTGCGAGCGACAGCGAGCAGAAAATACAAAGGGCCTGGCGGCCCTGATAAGGCCCTTATCCAGCTTGGGGTTTCCGTCTACTCACCCTGCAAGGAAACAGATGATACCAGACAAGTTCGCAGCTGATTTCAGAGGCATCGGCCCTACTCACACCTGCGCTTGCGGATGTAATGTATTCAAGTCTTTGGTTGCCTTTGATGATTATGAACTTGCTTGGTGGTACCTGGAAGGCGAATGCCTTAACTGTGATGCAAAGGTAATCTTGCCGTGTCCTGCAGATAGACCTGAATAAAGGCATAAAAAAAGAACCCTCATCCCCGAAGGGATGAGGGTCTTAGCCTCGCAGTTAAACTGTTACTTCTTAACTGTCATAGTCAGATCGTGCTTAGGGTTAGCCCAAGCGATAATGACTGGGACTAGAGCAAGCCATACTGTATTAGCAGCGTGCTTCCAGTCTGAGGTTGTG